GTATTAGATAATTAAAACAAACAAAGATATGAAACTATTTAAAGTATTAGAAGTAATTAATGAAGTTAATAATTCATCAAGTTATACAGTTAGTTGTATTGTGAAAAATATGTTAACTGGTGAGATAATTAATATAGAGCAAAAGAATGCTTCTGGTTTAGAATTAAAAATTATTGATAAAGTTGATAATTATGATTTAGAAGTTGATGATGAATTTATAATCAGAGATTAGTCAGAATTCCTTTAGTATATTAACGTATTAGATAATTAAAACAAACAAAGATATGAAACTATTAACATTCCCAATCTCGCAATCAAAAAAATCAATTTCAATGATTGTAAATTCAAACAAATTAAAATCTGAAGTAAAGATACTATATCCAAATAAAATAATTGTTGATTTAGTTGATTTATTAGTTATTGAAAAAATGTTGGATCGTAATTATTTAAATTATAGATAATCACAATCACCATCGTACATTGATGATATAAGATATGAATGATATGAAAACAATACAAATTACACAAGATGAAATAAGAATGGCTACAAGGCCTAATGTTTATAGAAGTAAAAAACATTATACACGTAAATCTAAACATAAAACATTATAAATAAAGATATGGCAAACCCACTAGAAACATCTTGTTTAAAATTAGCAAAACAATTAATTGAAATAAAATATTTAGTTGAAATCATTTTCATTGAACTTGAAGATGGTTCAGGTAGTAATTATACTATAGTTACTAAAGATAATCCATTAAAAAAACGATTTATTAGATTATAATAATCACAATCAATTCAGTATATTAACGTATTAAATAATTAAAACAAAATAGATATGGCAAACATGAGTTATTGCAGATTTGAAAATACCTACGGAGATTTACAAGATTGCTATATTGCACTTGGAAACAAATCATTAGATGAACTTTCAAAAACGGAAAAAAAGTATGCAAAGGAACTGATTAAAATGTGCAGAGATATTGCAGACGATTTTTTGGATGAGGTTTATGATGATGATTCTGATGAATAATCAGAATCCATCTCATACATTAACGTATTAGATAATTAAAACAAAAACGATATGAAAACATTTAAAGATTTAGAATTTATACCACACTCAATGGGGATTGGTATTATAAGCCGAATTCACTTTGATAATGGTTTTGGTGCTAGTGTAGTTAAACATTTATTTAGTTATGGTGGTGATAAGGGATTGTATGAATTAGCTGTTTTAGATAGTGATGGTAAATTAACATACAATACGGGTATTACGAATAATGTAATTGGTTGGTTAAGACCAGAAGATGTAACTGATATAATGGAGAAAATCCAACTATTAGAATAGTCAGAATCCATCTCATACATTAACGTATTAGATAATTAAAACAAAAACGATATGATCACAAAAGCACAATTAAAAACCGGATTACCATTCAGGTACAAAACAATAAAATACACACTTAAAGAATTTGAAGGTAATTATTATGTTGCTGACTTTACTGGTTATGTAGGTAATGTAGAATCAATAGGAACCAAGTCATTTACATTATATACCTATGTAATGGGTAAAGTAGTTAAGGTAAAGGTTAATTATAGTGATTGTGAGTTGGTGGTTGAATAATCACAATCCCCCTCGTATATTCCCGTATTAGATAATTAAACGATATGACAAAGACCGAACGCAACAAAACAATCAACAAATTAGTCTACATATATGCTGAGTCATTAGGATATGAGGTGGATATGAGTGAGATAGATGTTAATTTTATTCCTGAATCAGGTAATATGGATGATTGTATTGAATATAGACGCTCAACACATACAGTGGCTGCCTATAATTGGGCATGTGCAAAAACATTGAATGATGAAAAGTTGATTGAGGATTATATTGATTATATAACATCATTTACAGATGATGCAATTGAATTATATATGCGCGCTGTAGTCTTTACGACACAAAAATAGGCGCATCGTACAAAAAAGGTGCGATTTGTAAAAAAGGAGTCATCGCTAGCGGTCCGCTAATGGGTCGTGTGCGTTCCTCTCCCATGGCAATTGCGGTCCATCGATGGTGCGCGTGTTTGTAAAAAACACCATGTGTATTCTCAACGCAACAACAACTCTTTACCATCGACAGTATATACGCATATACCCCCACAACATATTTCAAAATTCCAAATAACCCTTTTTGGATCACTCTGCGCAATCCGCAATTCAAACTTTTGACAATCTTTTTTTATCGAAAAAAGTATATACGAGGGATGTGGCTTGGTCAAGATTTTTTTCGTATTTTCTATTAAAATTAAAACATTATTTAAAACATTATGAGAAGAAAGATTATATTCATTGATGTTGATGGCCCGTTAGCATGGGGAACTTTGGATGATGGTAGAGTTACTTTAGATGATAATAATAAAACCTTCACTATACCATATCCTTGGGTTCAAGAAGATTGCCAATCCTTAGAACATATTTGTAGAGAAACAAATGCATCGTTGGTAGTTAGTTCAGATTGGAAAAGGTACTTTTCATTTCTTCAACTAAAACGCATCTTTCGTTATTATGGAATTACAGCTCCTATTTTAGATACAACAACACATCAGGAGCTATGGAATAAAATGAGCAGACCTCATTCAGAATGGAGCCGCGCTGCCGAGATTATTAAGTGGGTTAAAGATAATAAAATCAGTAATTGGATTTCAATTGATGATATGAGATTAGACCAACAATACAAATGGTTAAAACCGCGTATTCCAATGTGGAGACATGTTCAAGTAGATGGTGACCACGGTGTTGGTAATAGATTAAGAGATAAGATAGATGAATGTATTAATAAATTAAACCGATAAAAATGACAAAGCGAATATCTTTGGAAGAAGCAAAACAAAACTTTTTGCCTAAACCACAAACTCTGCCACTAAATAAAGATACATTTTTTACATTAATTCCAGACTCTGAAGATAAAACAATGGAGTGTGTTCATTATTGGGTTGGAAAACAATATTTTAATGCTAAATTATCATTTAATGAAGGATACATCTATATTCTAGAGAATAAAGGTATACCAGGAATTTTAAAAATTGGTTTTACCGAAAAATCACCAACAGAACGTGTTAAAGAAATTAATAGTGGAACAGGCGTTATTACAACGTGGTATATCGCTAATACTTTTGCATGTAAATCACCAAAAAGTATTGAAATATTAGTTCATCAGCAATTAAAACAATATAATATTAATAAAGAGGGATTTGGTATAACTCTACCCTACGCTGAAAATGTTATTAAACAAATTATAATTGATAATAACGCGTCTTTATCGATTGATAATTAATCTAATTGAATTTAGTATTGATATAACGTATATACGTATAGATATATTAGGGATGTGGTTAAATGCTCATGAAGATTATAGAGTTATATATTTATTGACATAAAAAAAACTAAAAATGGATTTACCAAAAATATATAACATTAAACTTGAGGATAAGGCTGCTTTTATTAATAAGGCAGAGAAAATGGGGATGACAATTGATACATTTGATATTAAAGATAATAAAATAAATAATACATTTTCTATCACATTAAATACACCTCAAGATGTTGAGATTGTTAAAACTGTATTAAAATCCTCACCAAAAATTGATAATGTTAATATTAGTGAAATAATTAGTAAAGAAATTAAACAACAAATTCAAGAATATTTGGAGAAGTAAGATATTTTTCGTAACTTCTACCTAAATATAAAATAAATAATATGAGATACAAAAATAATGTTTTAGACAAACTTGTTAGAGCAGACGGAATATTAATGAGAATTAATTTGGAAGTAAGTAGAGGGATGCCTCAAAATACAACGCTCCAAACAATTGAAGATTTAAAAGAACAATTAGAGGAAATTAGGGGAATGATCCAAGTAGAACCTGATGATTTTGAACAACAATTCTCTCCAAACAGATAATTAATATGGAAATGATATTATGGGTGTTATTAATTCATTTAATTGAGTTAGTGGCTATTGGTATATTTTTTATTATTCGTAAAAATAATAAATTAGAACAAGCAGTTAATCAACAAAGACAATATATTGATACATTAAATATATTATTTGGAAATTTAACTGATTCCATGAGTAAAATTGATGAGAAAATTTGGGTTGAAGGTGATGAGGAATTAGGTGAAGTATTTGAAAACATAAAACAAATCAACCGTACAATTAATTCATTATAATGAGTATTTATTACGATGAGTTTGATCTGGATAAATTTCTAGATGAAGAATTAGGTAAAGTACCTTTAACTAAAAAAGGACAATTACGTAAACGTAAACCTAAAGAACCTAGAATATATTTTACTCAAGATACTGAGGATGCCATTATTAAATATTTAAGTATTGAAGATGAGGCATTACGTAATCGAATATATAATGAACATATTAAATATGCGTTTTATAAATTATCAGAAAATATAATACATACCTTTAAGTTTTACTATACTGATTCAGACACAATTGAAGAACTGAAGCATGAAGTTATTACATTTTTATTAGAAAAACTACACTTATACCATCATAGTAAAAATATAAATGATAGACTAAGAAGAATAATTGTTGGAATATATAATGAAAAATATGCTGTTGATTCATTTTTAATATATACAGATAATTCTCCTGTAGTTTCTCAATCCCAAATTAATGATTTTATTAATATGTTGGATATTAGTGATAAGTGTAAAAATGAGTTACTAAATATCACCCCTCCAAAAGCCTATTCATATTTTGGCACTATTGCTAAACGTTATTTAATTATATATAATCAGAAAAATTATGATAAATTAAAGGAAAAAACAGGAATTGAGGAAATTGATGAAGATCCAGTTATATTAAGTGATATTATACGTAATGCGAAGGATGAAACTAGTTCTTCAGATTTTATGATATTATATGTTAAATATATAGATAAACATTTATATACATTATTTACTAAAAAACAAGATTTAAAAACAGCAGATGCAATAATAGAATTATTTCGTAAACGCGAGTCGTTAGAAATATTTAATAAAAAAGCATTATACATTTATATTCGTGAAATTACGGATGCTTCAACTCCTCAAATTACTAAAGTTACTAAAAAACTTAAAACGTTATATGTTAAATTATATAATGAATATTATAAAAACGGATATATTTCGGGGATTTAATATTTATGGTAAATATATAATTTATGGCTACTAAATTTGATGATATAACTCTATTTGGAACTAAATCTCTAGCAGATTTATTTAAACAAATACATAAAAATAATAAGGATACAGACACTCAAATTAATGAGTTAATTGAGGTAATAAAACCTATGATTACCAATGCTGGGTCTGTTGTTATGATTATGCCTACTGTTAAAGATTTAATTGATGTTAATGTTAGAAATAATGATCAATTAATAAAAATGGCAGGTATTGCCCAACGTGCTGCTTCTGTAAATATTGCTAATAGTGATAGTAGTTTTCTTCCTGATTTAGATGAAATTCAACATTTATTAGATGAACAAAATATTATTAAAGAAGAAAGTAATAAATTATTAATTGAAACTAATAATATTCAGAAACAAATAGGGGAATAATGAGAGTAAGAGAAAATCTATCTGGTATAGTTTCTTCAATAGGAAAAAATAATGTAATTCCTATTCAAACTCCTCAAATTGGAAAAGTATTTGCTGTCATTACTACAGAGAATACACCTACAAAAGAATTATATGAACGTGAAGGTAAATCAGATGGTATAGGAACTATATTTTATTTAGATTATAATAATTCTAAAGATACAATTCTTAATGAAGTAAATCTATCATCTTGTTCTGTAGCAAAACCATATTATGCTAATTTACAAGATTATCCTTTAGTAGGAGAATTAGTTACTTTAATTGATGCTCCAGCTCCTTCATCTCAAGTAGCATTAAATATTACCCAAAAATATTATACTGGTATTATTAACGTATGGAATAATAATCAGCAAAATTCATTAAGTAATGATAGTTTAGGAGCTACATTTAGTGAAAATGCTGATATAAGAAAATTACTTTCATTTGAAGGAGATAGAATATATCAAGGTAGAAAAGGTAATGGTATAAGATTTGGTAGTACTGTTAAAATGACTCCTATGTTAAATGAATGGAGTAATACAGGAAATAATGGTGATCCTATTACTATATTAGTTAATGGTTATATAACAACTGATCAAAAACAAATTACACCTAATATAGAGGAAATAAATAAGGAATTATCCTCAATTTATTTAACATCAACTCAACGTATACCCTTAATTCCTGATAGAAATGTTAATTTAAATCCTATAACTAATCCTAAAATAGTATCTAGTTATTTTGGAGGATCTCAATTATTATTTAATTCAGATAGATTAGTATTAAATTCTAAAAAGGATGAAGTAATGATATTTGCTAAAACAAATGTTGAAATCAATACTAATAATACAATTAATTTAAATGCTGGTGAGAGAAATCATTTAAATTCTCCAAGAAATTTTATAGGAACTAAATCAGATGGAACACTACCAGATGAACCTTTATTATTAGGAACTCAAACTATAAATTTATTAACTGATATTTTAGAAGCAGTTTCTAATTTTGGTAGTGAAGTATCATCTGTTATATCTGCTCCAGCTGGATCACCATTAATGGATTTAAATGCATCTGGAAATAAACTTTCAAATACTATTAATAATCTAATGGGAAAATTGAATAAAATAATTTCTAAACAAAATTATACATCATAATGGCTGATAATAGAAATATATCTTCATTAGTTAATACTAATACTTTAAATACATTATCAGGTGTACAACGTCCTAAATCTTTTGGTGATCAATTGTCTAATGATACTGAAAAAATAGTTAACTCTTCTTTAGGTAAAATACAAGAATTACAATTAGAATTAAAAAAATTAGTAACTAAAGAAATTGAAGAAAACGTAAAATATGTAAAAATATTAAATGATTTACTTAATCAATTTCAACCAACACCTCCTACAAAAGCTACATTAACATTTGAACAATACGAACTAAAGAAAAAAGATGCTGAAACAGCGTATACTAAGAGAACAAATGAAATTGATCTTCAAAAAAATGAAATAGATAAACAAATTAAGGATATATCAAATGATCCATATCAAAATATAAAAAATAATACTAAAAGAAGAGAAGTAAGAAATAATAGAAAAATACAAAGAGCTAAAAATAAAGAAAATAAAGAAAAAAAAGTTCTATCTAAAAAAGTATTACAAAATTTATCTAAAACAATTGCTTCTTTAGTTTCATTACAAGCAACAAAACTTTTATTTAGTATAGTATTTAATAATAAAAAACTTCAAGAGTTAATAGATGATACAAATACTATAATAGATGCTGCTACCACACAAGAGGCTATTAATAATGCTAGAGTAATTAGAAACTCTACATTAGCTATAATAATTAATAATGAAAGAAAATTAGATTCATTAAGTAAAATAGTAAATAATGCTAATAAAGTTGTAGCTATATTAAATATAGCGTTAACAGCTATAATATTATTATTTACAATTCCTAAACCTTTTGGATTAGGTCCTACAATGCCTACTCCTATAGCTAATAAAGTTAAAAAGTTTCAAGATTTAGTAGTTGCTTTAAATATATTAATATCAATAATTAAAGGAATATTAGATAGTAGATTAAATGAATTAAATGATTTAAAATCTCAACTTAAACAATTAAATGATATATTAGATAATACATTAATAAATAGTTTATCTAATGAACAATTACAATCATTTATTAATGAACAAAGAAATTTACAAAGTAAATTTGCAGAATATAAAGGATTTAAATTAGAAATTAGAGAAGAAGAAACATTAGGAGCTCAACAAGCAGTAGTAGTAAGAAATAATATAAAACGTAAATATGCTGTAGCTTTAGATAAAGATGGTGTACCTGTTTTAAAAAGTGATTTTTCTTTTACTTTAGATCCAGTAGATTTAATAGAACAATTAAAATTAATAATAGATAATAATAATTTACAAGCTTAAAATATTTATATGTATGAAAATAGACTTATTTAAAAAACTAATTAAAGAAGCGGTTGCTGAAGCAGTTAGAGAAGAATTAACTCATATTTTTGAGCAACAAATATCTCCTAAAGTTAATCAAATTCAAGAAAATAAAACCTTTAACTTTACAAGTAATGATGTAATGTCTGTTCGTACTAATTTAAGAGAAAAAATGGGTAGTATGTTTGGATTTGAAGAACCTCAAACTAAATCATCTACATTAAAAGTAGATGTTAATTCTGAAAATCCATATTTATCTTTTATTGCTGATGCTGCTAATAATATGACCCCTCAAGAAAGAGCAGGTTTAAAAAACTTAGGATAAGATGCCAATACCTCAAGTAACACGTGTTAACCCACTAGATTTACAAAAGAATATTGCAATTGGGATTTCACTACCTTTTGGTAGATCAGGTACTAATCAATTATTTAATAAAACATATAATACAAAAGATCAAATAAAATCAAACTTTATTAATTTATTATTAACTAATAAAGGAGAAAGAATATTAAATCCTGAATTTGGATCTAGTTTAAGACAATTATTATTTGAAAATATTACCCCAATAACTGAAGAAAATATAAAAGATGCAATAATTTCATCTGCTAATATTTATCTGCCAGAAATACAAGTTGTTAATATTATTTTAAATAATGAATATGATAGTAATACTATTAATATTACTATTGATTATATATTAAGGATATCAGGAACAGCTGAACAAATAACAATATCATTCCAATAATATAAAAGATGTCAGATAATAATAATGTATCATATTTAAATAAAACATTTAGTGATTTCAAGTCTAATCTTGTAAATTATGCTAAAACTTATTTTCCTACTACTTATAATGATTTTTCTGAAGCATCTCCTGGAAATATGTTTATTGAAATGGCATCATATGTTGGAGATGTAATGTCTTTTTATTTAGATGCTCAAACTCAAGAAAATTTTTTAATATATGCTAAAGAAAAAGAAAATTTATATGCTTTAGCATATGCTTTTGGATATAGACCTAAAGCATCATATGCTTCATCTACAAATGTTGATATATATCAATTAATACCTTCTATAATTAATGGTAGTAATACTAGTCCTAATTTTAATACTTATGGATTAATTATTCCTATTAACACTTCATTAACTTCTAATAGTACTGGTACTAAATTTATAACTACTGAAAAACTTGATTTTACAGACACTGGTTCTACAGAAATTACTTTTATAGATGCAAATTATTATTTATTTAAAAAATCAGTTCCTGTAATTTCTGCTGAAATAAAAACTACTAGTTTTACATTTGCTTCACCTCAAAAATATCAAAACATATCAATTACGGATGATAATATATTACAAATATTAGATGTTTCTGGAAGTGATGGTAACAAATACTATGAAGTACCATATTTAGCTCAATCATCTATTTTTAACCCAGTTATTAATCCTACATATAGTACAGATCAAGTTCCATATCTATTAAGTCTTCAACAAGTTCCAAGAAGATTTGTATCTAGAATAATATCTGATAATACTTTACAATTAGAATTTGGAGCAGGGTTAACAAATTATGCAGATAATGTTATTATACCTACACCAGATAATATTCAATTAGGATTAGTCCCAGGGATATCTGATTTAAGTGATAATTATAATAAAGCCTCAGTATTTTTTACAAGACAATATGGTTTAGCACCTTCTAATGTAACATTACAAGTTAGATATTTAGTTGGAGGTGGTATTACATCAAATATTCCTTCTAATGATCTTACTATAATAGATACTTCAGGAATTTATTTTAAAAATCCATCAGGTCCTTTATCTGGATCAGTATTAAATAGTGTTGTTTCAACAAACCCAAATCCTTCTTCAGGAGGTAGAGGAGGAGATGAAATTGAAGAAATTAGAAATAATGCTTTATATTCTTATTCAACACAAAATAGAGCTGTAACTAAAGATGATTATATTGTAAGAGCATTATCATTACCATCAGATTATGGTAGTATATCAAAGGTTTATATTACTCAAGATTTTGAACGTTCTAATGTTTTAGAAACAGTTAGTTCAACTAAAAACCCATTAGCTTTAGATTTATATATATTAGCATATAACTCAAATAAACAATTAGTTACATCAAGCGATACTTTAAAAAATAATTTAATAACATATCTAAATCAATATAGAATGATTACAGATGCTATTAATATTAAAGATGCTTTTTATATTAATATAGGAATTAATTTTGATATAACTATACTATCAGGATATAATAATCAAGATATTATAACAAATTGTATAACTTCTTTACAAAATTATTTTAATATTGAAAAATGGCAAATTAATCAACCTATTGTTATATCTGAAATATATTCTACTTTACTAACTGTTAAAGGAGTACAATCTGTAATTAAGGTAGAAATAATAAATAAACAAGATAATACAGGAAATACTTATTCTCCATATGGATATGATATCCCAGGTGCAACACGAAATAATAATATCTATCCTTCTTTAGATCCATCAATTTTTGAAATAAGATATCCAAATACTGATATTCAAGGAAGAGTAGTAACATATTAATTTTAATTTAAATAATATTTAGGAGCTTCAATTATAAAGATTGAAGCTTTCTATATTTATAATCATATATAAAATATAATAAATGGCTGTATATAAAATTTTTCCTGAAAAGAGTACTACATTATATTCATTTTACCCTACAAAAAATACAGGATTAGATGAAATATTAGAACTTAGTACTTTTTTATCTATAAATAATTCTAACGAAGTATCTAGAATATTAGTTAAATTTCCATCTGATCAAATCACCGATATAATAACTAATCTTGTTAGTGGTTCAAACTACGACGCATATATTAAATTATATTTAGCTAACGCTTCATCCATACCAGTAAATTACACTATATATAGTCACCCCATATCGGGAAGTTGGGAAAAAGGAACAGGGCGATTAGGAAATGTTCCTGAAACAACAGATGGAGCTAGTTGGAAGTTTAGAAATTATAATAGTGGTTCTTCTTGGTTTGGTGTTTCATTTCCAACTAATACTACTGGTTCGTATAGTGGAAATAATACTGGGGGTGGATTATGGTATACTGCTTCTTCTTATGAATCAACTCAATCTTTTACTCCTGCATTAACTAAAGATATTGAATTAAAAGTAAGTAATACTGTAAAAGCTTGGTTTACTTCTTCAATAAATAATGAAGGATTTATTATTAAACATTCTCCCTCATTAGAATTTACATCTCAATCATATTTTGAAACTAAATACTTTTCAAATAATACTCATACTATATATCCTCCATGTTTAGAAATAAAATGGAATGATTATATTTTTTCATCTTCATTGAGTATAGCTAATAATACTAAAATTATAGCTACATTAGATAATAATAAAAATGAATATCAACAAGATTCAGTACAAAAATTTAGAATTAATGTAAGAGATCAATATCCTACTAGGTCTTTTAGTACTTCTTCCGTATATTTAAATAATAAATTATTACCTACACAATCATATTATTCAATAGTAGATTTAGATACTAAAGAAATTATAATAGATTATGATACAGTTTATACAAAAATAAGTGCTGATTCTGTAGGTAATTATTTTAATATCTATGTAAATGGATTAGAACCTGAAAGATATTATCAAATATTAATAAAATCTATATTTACAAATAAAGAAACAATAATATTAGATGATAATTATTATTTTAAAGTTATAAGATAAATGTCACAAATTCCTATTCAAAGAACAGTATTTAATAAAAATAAATTTACTAAAGTAGTTGATACTCAATTTAGTCAATTAATTAATAATCAATCAGTAGAAGAAACACCATCTTTTACTTTAAATGATTTTTTTCAATTATATGAAGATTTATTTGATCAAATTCCAAAGGAAGGGGATATTAATTCGCATCAATATATTTTACAAAAAGAAGCAGATTATTTAGGTGTACAAATTGATAAAGACGATGTTCAATCATTATTAGATGAAATAACTTTATTAAGACAAGAAGTATTAGATTCACAAACAATTATAAATGAATTAACAACTACTACTAATGGCCGATAATATTCAAATAGTAGGTAATATATTAAATAGTTCAACTATTTCTCGTTATTCTAATCAAGATACTAATCTTCTTACATCATTTCAGGTACAAGAAAATTTTGGAGATACTAACGATTATATAGAATATTATGTATATGATGCTGGTAGAAATTTATTGAATATAAGTTATAACTATCAAGATTATAAACTTCCACCTTCATATGGATTAACACCTGGAGTTTCAACCCCTCCAAATACTAATAACTCTATACCATCATCTGATGTTGGTATGGTTTCAAATACTAATACTCAAACAGGTTCTTTATATCCAATAATTGAAATAGATCCTATTAAAGATTTAGAAAATTATGGTTATACTTCTGGAGAATTTATTGTTCAATATAATTTTTTCAATAATAAAATATCATCTCCAGCCGCAGAATTATTTATTAAAGAAATATCTTCTAATAGAACTGAAATAAGTGTAATATCTACTATATTAACTAATAATGAAATAGAAGAAGGATTCAATTCCCTAATATCAGAAATTAGTGGTTCTGTATATTTTGTAGATTATTTGTTAAATTTTGGTAATAATCAACAAGTATTATCTGTTAATGTTGCTTTAAATAAATTAGATACTGGATACGAAATATTATTTAAATTATATGAATCTCTTCCTAATGAAATTACTGAAAAAACTCAATTATGGGTTGTTGATGAAAAAGTAGATCCATATGTTTTTAATATTAATTTAGATACTTTAATTACACCACCAACAGGTTCACAATTAAGAGGACCTAATTTTAATATTACTTTAAATCAACAAGGAACAATATCAACAACATATCAAAATCAAGATCAATTATTAAATAATTTAAAATCAATACAAAGTTCTTCATATAGTAAAATATTAAATTTATTAAATACTCAAAGTATTGATATTAATGTAGACTATACTAACTTTTCAGATTTTTCATTCTTTGGTTCTGTAAAACAAAGATTACAAAATTTTTATACTAAAGTTAAACAAATACAGGATTATAATACTATTATATCATCGTATACTTCATATGTTACTACTACTAGTAGTTTATCTTTAGAAATAACATCATCTGTTAATAATATAAATAGTTTAATATCTCAATTTGATGGTTTTGAATATTACTTATATTTTGAATCTAGTTCATATACATGGCCTAAAACAACATCTACATTACCATATGTTTTAGCAACTACTTCATCATCTGCTACATGGTATAACAATTATATTAATGTAGCAACAACATATGATGAAAATAATGTAAATAATCTACAAAATTCGGTACCATCTTTTGTTATTGATGATCCTGATAATAATGAATATTTGATCTTCTTAAATATGATAGGTCAATATTTTGATAATATTTGGATCTTCTTAAAAGCAGTTACAGACATTAATTTAGCTAATAATAATTTAGAACAAGGTGTATCTAAAGATTTAGTATATTATGTTTTAAAATCATATGGTGTTAAATTATATAATTCTCAAGGTGGAGAAGATTTAAATCAATTTTTAGTAGGATATGATTCAGGATCTGCAAATTTTGATAATAATTTTTCACCAACAGGAAGTTATTTAAATAATATTCCTCGTAAAGATTTATTATCTGAAATATATAAAAGAATTTATCATAATTTACCATATTTAGTAAAAAATAAAGGTACTATTAAGGGTGTTGAAGGATTAATTAATGTGTTTGGTATTACTGGTAGTATATTAAATTCTAAAGAATATGGTGGAGGTACAAAATCTCAATTACTTAAAGGATATAATAATGATAAAGTAAGAATAATAGATAATGGAATAACAGGAAGTGTATTATCACCTTTTATATCATTACAAACATTTCCTACTTCATCTACACAATTTATAGATGATGATTTACATTATTTAGATGTATCTTTTTCACCTCAAACACAAATAGATACTTATGTATCTACTTCAATATCAATTTCAAATCCAACATTTGTTTTAGATAATTATATTGGAGATCCTAGACAACAATATAGTACAACATATCCTGATTTAATAGAACAACGTAATATATATTTTGCTCCATTTACTGGTTCATATTTAGATTATAATGGTTTTATTAGATTAATTCAATTTTTTGATAATGCTTTATTTAAAATGATGGAGGATTTTATTCCTGCTCGAACTAGCTTATCAACAGGTATAACAATAAATTCACCAGTTTTAGAACGTAATAAAATATCATATGCACAACCTATTTTTGCAAATCAAGAATTATATACAGCTGAATACCAATCTTCATCTATTAGTACTCAATACGGAACTTTATATAATAATCTCCCTGGGAATAAAGCAGCTTATTATAATGGTGAATTAAGTGGTAGTCAAATAGATATATATAATTCTTATTTTATCCCTGCTAATTTTAATCCATACTTAGGAGATACAAGTTCATATAATTCTCAAAATACAATAGAAGATAGTTTAAGCTTAAATAGATTTAATCATTCTGAATATAATGTATTATTAAATAATGTAACTTCTAGTTTAATATCTGACTACAGAAAATTATATGAACCAATATATGGTACTACATCAAGTTTATTAACTCCAGTACAATTACAAGATTCATATTTATCTTTAAAATCATACCAAACTTCAAGACATGAAGGTTCTAAATTAATTAGTTTAAAATATAATACATACACTAGTTCTTCATACACTAGTTCTGATGATTTTACTTCAATATATGGAGATAAATCATATGGAAAAACAGCTGTTATTGATCATTATGTTAGAAAAATTGGTTTATTTACCCAAATAGAAAGTAGTTCTTATTTACCATTAAGAAATAATGTATCAATAAAATATTTAGTTGATGAGTTTGGTAATTTAACTGAATTAAACCAACAAAATCAACATTGGGAAGAAATTCAAAATACATTTAAATCTTATAATACTTTAGATGTTTCATTATTTGATAATAAAAAATTTGGTAATCAAAAATTAACTGAAGGAAATAAACCAATATTTGATAGTGGATATTCATATTCTCCTATTTTTTATGGTACTGGATCTTGTAATATAAATAATGTTTCATATTTTGAAAATATAGATAATCCATCAGCTTATTTAGCTACAGCTAATAATACTTTTTCTCCTTTTTTTATCAGTGGAAGTAATACAAATCAATATCCATTAAAACCATCTGGATCCGTATATATTGTTTCTAACTTATTTAATAATGTTATACAAGGAGGAGCATATTTTTCTCCAGGTGGAGCTACAACTAACAATTTTCCATCATATTCTATACAAGAAAAAGGAATACATAATATACAATCATCTTTTAATTTTGATATAACATTAAATTCAGATACAACAAATTCAACTACATTTGCTTTACAAGCCTGGGCAAGTGGTTCAACTAGAAATACATTAATAACTTCAATTCAAAAAACTTTTAGTACAATTGATTCTGTATATTCAATGACATTAGCATATATTGGTGGTGGTTCTCCTCTAAATGTTTGTGATACTATGACAGGTGCAACTATAGCAGGTTTATTTTTATCAACACCTACATTACAACCTAATATTACTATTATTTATAGAGATACAATAGGAACTTTATTAACAGGCGCAAGTTATGTAGTTGCTAACCCAACAGGTGGTAATATAATATATGAAATAAATTCAGTTACTGGACTATTAGGAAATCCAACAGGATTATCATGTCCTATTTAAAATATAAAAAATAATGGCTTACACATCATTTTCAGACTCTTTTACATTATCTACAACATTTGATTTAAATACTGGTGAAAAGATTGTATTTAAATTAGTACAATTAAATTCTACTACTAATGATTTTACTGCATCTATATCTACTGGTAATTTAACAGTATCATCTTTAACTCCTTCAATAGGATATGTTTCTACAACTTGCCCTTATTTAGCAACATCATCTTTAATAAATAATGAATTAAAACTAACTTCAGGTTCAACTGATTTACATGATAATGGTTATATATTTACCCCAAACCCATTAGGTTTACCTCAAAATCCATTGTATCCAATATATGGAGATGTAGATCATCCATTCATAATTAAACCATTTGATATAATATTATTATATTTAAATGATGGTACTTATGTAGAATATAGAGTGTTAAGTTTACGTGTTGAAAGTGGTGAGTTAATAATGACTTTAGATTTATCATTATCAGAAACAACAAAAACAAGTATAGCTAATAATACATTAAATAAATTTTTAATATTAACAAGAATTAAAGATGAAACTAATGCTTCTATAATATATAAAAAAAGATTAGGTAAAACATCTTATGGATTTATAATACCAGATAATTTGTCTCCTGAAGTTTTAGCTAAAATAGATACAATTACAAGAGAAGTAAAACAAAAATTAATAAATGAACAACAAACAACAGAAGTAAATAGTATTAACACTATAGATGGTGGAGAGAATGAATTCTAATATATTTATATCATATACATAAAATAATATGGCAATATTAAACCCAAGTACAGTAACAGTAGACGCTATCCTTACTACAAAAGGACGTGAATTATTAGCACGTAATGATGGATCTTTCCAAATTACCCAATTTTCCCTAGCAGATGATGAAGTAGATTACACATTATATAATCCAAACCAACCATCTGGATCTGCATTTTATGGTGAAGCTATTGAAGCTATGCCAGTAATTGAAGCATTTCCTAATGAATCTCAAATAATGAGATATAAATTAGTAACTTTACCACGTGGTACTAGTAGATTACCTGTTATTAATGTAGGATATAGTAGTATTATTTTAAAACAAGGTGCTTCATTAACTATCACTCCTCAAACTCTAAATTATTTAGGTGCTACAAGTACTTTTGAAGCAAATGGATATATTGTAACAGTAGCAGATAGTAGATTATTATCATCTTTCCAAGGTACAGGTATTAATACAACTACTTTAGGTACTACCGATTTAAATACCACTACTGGCACCGTATTATCGTTAAGTCAAATAGGTACATCGTTTACTTTAACCGGTACAACAATTAATACTTTATTTGGAACAACGTTGACTACATTAACTACTACAATAACATTTATTGGTAGAGATAGCGGAGCAAGAGTAACAATTCCATTAAATATTATAAAAGTATCAACAACATAATTAAAAATAAAATATGTCATTTGTAAGATATAACACTGAAGATTCAGTAATAAGTGCCGAAACCGTAGTTAGAGGTTTATGGAGTGGAGATAATAATTCTTTATCTTCTTTCTTTACATCTAGTAACTATACCGAATATTATTTAGATGTATACCAAAACACCCCAACTACTACTGGTTCAAGTGTTCAATTTGATATCCAATATGGTAATATTAGTGGTTCAGGTTCAGCTCCAATTAACCCCACAGTAAGGGGATATTCCCCATCACGAATTGTTTATGGTCAATATAGAAATTTAGTTTATGGAACTGAAACAACTAATTTTAGTTTTGATGGAGGTGTTACAACAGCTAAAGATATATATGTTGTAAATATTTCTAGAGCAAGATATAAAGAATCATTACAACCTGGATCATTAAATTTAGTTTTAGCTAGTGGTAGTAGTTATATAAGATTAACAGATGATAGTAATACTACTAATTTAACTCGTTTTATTGGAGAAAATAGAATATTTAATATTATTAGTGGAAGTAATGGTAATGCTTATACATCAAGTGCTGCTACCACATATTATGGAATGGTATTACCTGATTTAGGTGTTATGATTTTAAATGCTAGTGGAACATTAAGTCCTTATATAGCAACATCATCTCAAGCAACATCTTCAGTTAATAATCATTTAAAATTATTTACATCAATAGTTTCTGGTTCAGCATCTGGTAGTTTTACACTACAATCATCAGAAACTGTATCATCTCGTTATTTCTTTACAAGAGTAAAAAATAGTGATTTTAATTATACTACTAATCCTTCAATTATAGATGATAATGGTAATATATTATATACAACTTTAATTAATAATCCACAAACATTTATTACAACAGTAGGTATGTATAATGATTCTAATGAATTATTAGCAGTAGCCAAATTATCAAAACCATTAGTAAAGGATTTTACCAAAGAAGCACTTATTCGCGTTAAGTTAGATTATTAATATGTATGTCTTCATTCAAAAAATTAAAATCATCTGATGTTACATTATCACCATACGTTGCTAATAAACAGTGGTCTGTAAACCAGTGTTATCCTTCAAGTGGTTCTTATTTTAATATATATAAAGGCACTAATTTAACAAGTAGTTTTAATTTAGATACAGATCCAGTAACTGAAGGTCAATATGAAAGATTAGTATATGATTCAATAAATCATTTATTTTATCAATCATATAATGGAGATACATTAAATACCCAATCTCTATCTGTTTCATTATTTTATGAATCTGCTTCTTCCCAAAGACCTACAAATTCATATTTTGTATATAATGAAAATCCTGCTTTTATAACAAATTACCCTTCAGGTGCTAATGCTGGTATTCGTGTATTAGCTATAAATCAAGATATATATGGTTCTCAAATATTACCCTATAATTTTAGACTATCTTCATCAGCATATTATGTTAAAGACGATGGTAATGGAAATTTATATGATATAGCATCTGGACCAGTTCATATAGGAAATATTTTTTATCCACAAGGTATATCAGTAATTACAAATCCTGATTATCAGTTAATGTTCCCTTTACCTCCACTTGCTGTTAATGATTATTATACTTACAAATTAAGTGATATTAATAAACTTATCACCCCCTTATCTAATGATATAGCTAGAAGTGGTAATTTAATCACCTCCTCAATAATATTATCAGGTAGTCAATCATCAGGTACTACAAATATATTGGGTTTTAATCCTCCATTTAAATCTTCATATTTTAATATAGGTTTAAATGGAACAGGTAGTGTAACAGCTAGTGCTGTTGGTACTTATGAAGTATATTACACTGTTGAAGCTAATTTAAATAATGGATGTAGTAATTTAATTAGTAATAAAGCAAAAATATTAGTTGATATTACTGATCCGGATTGTAATTTTACATTTACTGCTATACCTTGGCTTGGTCCAACACCTACACCAACATCAACACCTACAGCAACACCAACATCAACACCTACAGCAACACCAACATCAACACCTGTACCGCCTACAGCAACACCAACATCAACACCTACAGCAACACCAACATCAACACCT